CTTGTAAAAGCGAAAGATTAGTATACGGTATAAAGCGAAAGTTACGTTCCACCACAAACCCAGTCATGAGGTCATTCCTCTCCTCATGAAAGTGCATCATCGTATTCAGAATTATAAATTTTTTGGAACAAAAATTCTTCCCCATGGAAGGTGTTAAACCTCCTGCGGCTGTGATTTGTTTCCATATATTATATAGATTTTGATCTGCGACAAAACCAATATCATCACCATTTATTACAGCATGCGTCTCTTCCAATGTCCAGGTACTCTTGCCACGAAAATTTGAAATTTCGAAGGCATACCTAGTCAAAGCAAGATTGATAATGCATAATATGGGAAATGATGTCGGTGAACCCATGAGCTGGCCCCACTTCTGTGGAGCCCACTCAGCTTGCCCTCCCCCTAGGTTGAAATGATGACCCGTCAGAGACTTAATATAAGTCTGACGGACCTCTTCAGTCCAACCCGCATTTCTTGAGATCTCATTAGCGCAAGCTTCTGATAACCCAGGATTTATGTTATTGGTGGCGCCTGTGTAGTCGCCACTAACATAAAACTCATCCTCCCTAGGGACCAACAGGTTATTATTAAGGTAATTTCCTGTTAGAGGTTCCCCAATGGGAGCAAAATTAGCACATGCCCTCAGTTGTTTATGTGTTGCCTTTTGTATGTAACGGCAAATATAATACTGAGATTCAGGACCAGTTGTAATTATTCTAACCTTAAATGGTTCTTTTAACGCAACTGGTTCAACATGAAAATTCTGTTCCGAAGGCTCAAGGTTGGTATGGTCCTTGATCGTTCTTAGGAATGGAGTAATGTGTTGGGTGGTGGGGATAAAGACAGTTAAGAATGTTTGGATATATTCTAAAACTTCGTTTGGCAAATGGTTCAAACGGGTCTGTTTAATAATTAGGGGTGGTAATTGAACATGGGGAGTCAGTTGACGAAGAGGAAGGCGAAGGTTGGGACAATAAAGTTCCAGGTCGCTTACTTCTGACGTTTTTGTTGACATACCCTGTGTAAAACCACGTTCTATGAATGACCCGAGGGCTCCACCTCTAGGACGGGACATATTAATATGTCCGGATGTCGAAGGGGTTAGGAGTTTAGAGGGTTGGGAGTACCATCCTAAAGGGAAGAGGTCATTAGATGATCTTCTTACCTGCTCGGTAAGTAATTCTTGAGTTACCTCAAGGTTACCGTTCACAGTCATAATTATTGGTGTAGTGATTGGGTGTTCTGTCGTCAATGATTTAACAGTTGCTAATTTTTCAGCTTCTGCCATTTCATCCGAGACCTCGGGCATTCCCTTCTTAATATTATTAATTTCCCATCCAAAACAAAGTTTGAT